CCTGGAACCGCGTCTACCCTGAGCGGAAACAGGTCAAGTTCGCCCGTCTCGTCACTCGTGAAGCATAATCTGTGGGGCTTCGGCCCCACAGGCAGCTTCTGCCAATCGTAACCCGGATCACTGAAAGGAGATCAAAATGCCAAAAGGTCTTCCGCGCTCTATGTCTCGCGGCACTCCTATTCGCCAAGAGATTTTGAAACTGGTATTCCCAGTTCGAAACCTGACGTTCAACATCACGGGCGTCGCAACGACCATCATGTTCGCTTCTCTTCCAATCGGACGACTCCCTGAAGGTGACGTCAGTATTCTGGGAGCGGCCTCCTATTTTGCTATCAGTGGTCCTGGTGGCAGTGCCAACCTGACTGATACTTGGGATGGCTCCATGGCGATCGGCACGGCAGCGACAGCTGACAACGCTCTCGCAGGTGCTGAGGTGAACATCATCCCATCAACAGCCCTCGGTGCAGCGGTGGCTGAAGTTCACAGTCGTCTTCGTGCGGTAAACGCCACACCGTTCATTATCGACAACAGAGCTGGCAACTTGAACCTGAATTTGAACGTTCTTGTCAACGCTGATGCCGTGACTGCCGCTCAGACTGTAACTTTCAACGTCAATGGTGAGCTGACTCTCTTGCTCGCTGTCCTTGGCGATGGTTAAGGAGAACGAACATGGCTTCTATTGATAAAGATAAGGTCAAGTCAGCTCTTGAGCAGCTTGACCCCTTGGATGACAATCAGTGGACAGCTGATGGTGCTCCGAAAGTCGAGACTGTCTCTGCTCTCTTGGGCGAGAAGATCACTCGACAGGACATCGTCAACGCTGTTCCTGATTTCACTCGTGATAAGGCCGGACAGCCTTTGGCAGAGCAGCCCAAGGATGAAGAGACCTCTGATGTTCAGGAAAATCTGAACGACGAAGAAGACGATGACAATGATGCTGAGCAGACTCAGTATGAAGGTGTTCCCGAAGGCTTCGATCTTGCAGAATTTCAGTCTTGGCTTGCTCAGCAGAAAAGCGATGATCTTGAAAAGATCGCTGCTGACATTCGCGAGAAGCAGGGTGAACTCTCTGTTCGTCAGAACAAGCTGAATGAAATGGTCACAGGGTTGAAGACGGCTGCTGGTCTTGTCAAGATGCGAATCAAGACAGACTTCAAGAATTCGTCTGACACTGAAGCGACCCGAAACTACATCGCTGCTCAGGCGAAAGCTCGAGCAGATCGGATGGGAGTTCGCAACACGATTCTTCAAGGTTTGAAGATCAGCGAACTCGAGTCTCGTTCGCCTCTGGATGCTGCAATGTCACGAAAGACGTCTCGTGGAACTCAGCGTCCTGCTCGTCCACTGATCAAGTGATAAACTGGAGAGATTGCAATGAAGCGATTCGCAAGTCTCTCCAGTCAAGATAACCGCCTGAAGAGCAAACTTCAGGCGGTGCTTTTTCATTCTCGAAAAGACAATAGGGATCTGCGTAAGAAACGTCTAGGTCCCCAGCTCATTTCAAACATTGATTTTAATCCAGTGACTGGATGGTCTGTCACTGGCGAATCTACTCTTGCTCCAGGCGAAGCGAGATTGATATCTTCTGCTGGAGCGGCATCCTCTATCGATAGAGCTGGTCTCACTGGACTGTCTCTCGATAAGTTTTATCACATAACGATCGTAGTTTCCGAATATGTCTCAGGAAGTCTTGAGCTGGATGGGGTTTTCGGAAATAACATCCTGATCGGGGCTGCGAATGGAACGTTCAACAGGAAGTTGAAGCCAGTCGCTGCTTCTGGAACTCTTTCTCTTTCGAATATTGCGAATATCACAAATCTTAGAATTCAAAGTGTCTCAGTTCGGAGGATCGGCTAATGCCTCTAGTGATTGAAACAGGTGTCGGGATTCTCAAAGCAAACGCTTACGTGAATATCGCATACGTCACGAATTACTTGACTGATCGAAATCGTCAAAACGAGAACAATTGGACCGCTGCCGTAACCGCTGTCAAAGAAGCTGCGATCATCGCAGCCACAGATTATATCGACAAGCGTTTCGGTCCGCGTTTCAAAGGTCTTCCTGCGATCTTCTTTGACGAGACATATGCAGTCGCAAGTTTGAACTTCACTGGAATTCCTGGTCTCAATGAAACCCTGTTATTGGGTGATAATACCTACAAATTCGTGAGTTCGCTGACTGGAGCCGCCTACGAAGTTCTTCGAGGGGCAACTGGTGCGCTGAGTGCTGCGAACCTTTTGGCCGCTATTAACGGGGCAGCGGGGGCAGGTGTTACCTATGGCCTCGGAACCCCTCAGAGCCGCCACAGTAGCGCAACGCTGGCAGGGGCAGTGCTTACCCTAACCGCCAAAGCGCAAGGCTCCAGCGGCGCTCTGACGGTCCTCCAGGGTCCGGCTACAAACGTCACGACAAATCAATTCAGTGGTGGATCAGACGGTGGTCTTCAGCCTCTGTGCTGGCCCAGAACATCTGCTTATGATCAGCAGGGTAACGAGATTCTCGGAATCCCTGATAAATTGAAACAGGCTGTTTCTGAATATGCCGTTCGAGCAGTTGCAGAATCTCTTCTGCCAGATCCAACGGTAGATCCATACGCGGGTCGCGTCAGTCAGCGAACTGAAACAGTTGGACCGATCACTGAGTCAGTGAAGTATGATTCAGGCACAGTCGGGACAATGACATTCACACCTTACCCTTCAGCGGACAAGCTCCTCAGCTCACTCCTCTTGGGCTCTGGATCAGGAGGAGTTATTCGTGGTTGACTATAATCGTCTTGCTCAGACTGCCGCACGTCTTGTTAAGAACAACGGTCGTAGTATCACGTTCGTCAAGTTGAACGAAGCTCCAGTCAATGCAAGTCGACCTTGGAAAGGACCAGCGAGCGGCGGAGAGATTACTCTTGCTTTGAATGGTGTCTTTGTCCCTCCAAACACAGTTCGTCAATTTGGTCTAACTGCTCTTGGTGAAGGGACAGAATTTAAGGATCTCGTTGCTTTCAGTGAACAGATCATCATCACTGCCCAAGGTGAGAACGATCTGCGAGAATTCACCAGTGTTGTTGATAACGGAGATCGTTGGGGAATCATCGGTCTTCAGGTATTGAGACCGGGTCCGACGACCCTGCTCGCTTTTGTTGGAGTGCGCCGATGAGCCTCACTCACCAGCAAGCCCGTGACGAGATCCTTGACGTTTTCAAAGCGGCATGGGATACGACTGGCTATCCGGTGCATTATGAGGACGTTCGAAAGCAGCGCTCTAAGAATGAAGAACCGTGGTCCACCGTAACTCTCAAACATGCGAGTGGTTTTCAGTCAACTCTCAGTGGGGTAGTTGGCAGAAGGACATTCACAAGGTTGGGATTTATCACGGTTCAGATATTTACGCCAAATGGAAAAGGCTTGCAAGAGGCCTACGATTTGGCTAAGGTGGTGTCCGACGCCTTCGAAGGCATCAGCACTCCAGGTGGAGTGTGGTTCCGTAACGTGAGGTTGAACGAAGTCGGGCGTGACGGTGAATTCTTTCAACTGAATGTCGTCGCCGAATTCCGCTACGACGAAGTCAAATAAGGAGGCTACTATGCCACAGGTCAACAAGATCGACTCCAACATCACGGGACTAGCCTATGCTGAAGAAGCCAGTCTCGGAGTTCTCGGCGGTTCACCCGTTTGGAACCGGCTGGAGCCGAACAGCTATGATGATTTCGGCGGGGAAGTCACTACGGTTTCTCCAAACCCGATCAACCCTTCTCGCCAGCGCAAGAAAGGTGTGATCACGGATCTTGACGCTTCGGGTGGATTCAACCACAACCTTTCATTCTGGAATGCTCAAGATCTTCTGCAGGGTGTCTTTTTCGCAGACACTCGACAAAAAGGTCGCCGCGTTGTTACGGCTGTCGACATTGACTTGGCGAACCCTGACGAATACGAAGTTGCGAATACGACTGGCTTCTTGGTCGGTTCTTTGATTCGTGGTTTTGGTTTCACCAATGCTGCTAACAATGCTCTCAATGCTGTCACAGCGATCGTTTCAAACGTTTCTGTTGAAGTCGCAACT